AAGCCTCTTCCTGTATGATATCAAGAGAAGCACCGATTTCTGGCGTTTCATCCATTAAATCAGCATCTCTATACATTAATTTTACAGCAGTATAACCAGCAAGACTTTCCATTGCATTATCAGCACCTGCTTTTGCCCACTGATAAGATAAAAACTTCTGTTGTTTATATTGTTGTAACTTCCTTTCGTAATCGGCTCTGTTATTTGTAGAATATAAAATGTTATTACCTGAATAATCAGCAGTTGGAGGTAACTTTTGAATTTCAGGTGAAACACTTGTTCCGAAAAGAACACTTCCTATATTCTGAAATATTGTGTTTCTTCTATTATTAGCCATATTTAATAAATTTTATTTATTATAAATAGTTTAAAAAATTGTATTATAATCTCTGTTATAATATAGAGAAATATCTTGTAAAGTAAATAATTAACAATTTTTACTTGTTTTTATTCTAATTTTTATTATTTTCTTATAAAAGAAGTTAAGTATGAAGAATTTTTATGAAATTTATCAGAAATACATGTCAATGTCAAAAGAAACATTGGCTGAATTATTGGCAGCAAAAGAAATGAATGAAATAGAAGATATTCCACGTACTGTGGCAATTGCGTATCGCTGTAAAGATTTTAATGATTGTACAAATCCATTTAGAGATTGTATTGGATGTCCGTTAAATTCTACAACAGACGGTTTTACATCAGTGTCTTCAAATATAAGAAATAATATAAAAGATAATGATTTTATCAATAAAATTAAAAAAATGACAGATGATTAAAAATCTGTCATTTTTTCTTTATTCAATAAACATTTAAAACATCCGTTTCCTTTTAAATGTTGATAAACTGTCTCGTAAAATAAACCATGTTTATTACAAATAATAGGAATACTATCATATGGTTTTAACTCTTCTTGCTGAATATATTTATAATCATATAAATTATTATATATTGCTTTTGCTTGTTTTATAAATTCTTGCTTGGTCATATTTCAAATTTCATATTAACTAATTGTATAAATTTTAAGTGGAATATGTTTTTGTATATTAACCATACTTTCCATCATTTCAGCATTTTCTTTCATAACATTTGAAGGTCTTAATCTTTCCAAACGTTTAGTTAATGCATCCATAGTCTCTTTATATTCATCTTTACCTTGTTGTATTAACGTTTGATAGTCCATAACCATTTCGGCTTGTGGAATACTTACTTTACCACTGTACTTACCACGAATTAAACCAAGCGTCTCTTTTGCTTTGGCTACAAATAATTTTCTTACAATGGTTTTAGACGGACTATTTAAAAACGCATAATCAATAGAACCCATTTCAACCTGGTCAGGACGTAAAATAACATCATCAGCATGTAGTCTTGAACATTCATCTGCTTCTTCTTGTGTTGCTGTGTCATAATATGTGTACCATACTGCACAATTAACTAATCCATATACATTATTTTGTATTCCTGAAAAACCAAATGATAATCTACTACCAGGTGTTGACATTAAATGTACTAAATGAGTACCATCTGGACCAGCAGTAACTTTATATGTTAAATCACTACTAAATAATGTACGTTTAAAATTTAAATCAGCAGCCGTATAAGCAATATCAGAAACTTGTGTTGTATAAAAACCACTTCCCCTACCATATCCAGCAGGAAAGCCAATAGTTCCTAATCCTGGCATTACTCCATAACCAGCACCAACCATATTGTTACCAAAAATAGCAGTATCTGTCATAGAAGGATTAACCCACATAACTTTATTAATTGTTCTTCCAGAAGGGATAACGTAAACTTGTTTACCTTCTTCAATAATAAAAAAGTCTTTCTTAAGTTCCCATGGTCCTTCTTGTTGTAAACCAACTTGTTTTGAAAACCAATATGAATAATCTTTTGTTAAATCAAGTGTTCTAAACATAAAACCTTGCATTAATGCAGAACTATCAGCACCACTTTTACCATAAAATGAAATCCAATTATTATCAATTATTTCATTTTGTACCTTTTCTGCATAATCTTCTATTGAAAACTTTAATGCTTCACAAAGTTGGTCATCAGTAAGTTCAACAGAACGGACTGGTGCTCCTAACATTTTTCTAACAGACTTGAAAAGTTCTTCTATTTCTTTTGTTATTTTCATTTCTATAATATTTTACTATAAATAGTTTTATTATTGTTAAACTAATAACCATTTATAACTGTCAATAACAGTATTTCCAACTTTTTGAATAGTTCTATTATTATAAATTGGTAAATAATTCTTTTTAGGTGTTGCTGATAATTCTTCCTTTCTATATGGATTGTTATACGTTGATTGTATGTTTTGAGCACTATTAATCCATGCTCTAAGAAATACTTCATCCCTTTGTTTTGCTCTCTCTAAATCGCCAAGATGGAATTTAGCAACAAAGTAACCCATAGCAAGACATGTTAATGTATCATCATGACAACCATCCTGATGGTCTTGTCTACCATTTTTGAATATCCATGTGTCAAGTTCAGAAATAACTCTCTTACTTCTTATCTTAAATTCATTTGTTCTTACTGCGTTTGCAAAATGACTTAACATTTGGAAACGTACAGCATTACTATGGAAACCAGGAAGTTTACCATCATTGCCAACTTGAAGTGTTGACTGTTCTCTTTGTATTGTATATTTGTTAAGATTAGGGTCATCATAATACATATTCTTATATTGTAATCTCATAAGTGCTAATATTGTTGCATCACCATAACCACCTAACGATTCAACAACACAATAAGCATCACCATATAATGTACCATACCAATAACAAATTTCACCTAAATCATCACCTGTCATTTTACCATTATATTCGAGAACTTGTTCAATACATGGTAAACCATTATCTTCTCCATCTAAATCGAATATTTCAACAGCAGAACGGTCATCACTGTCACCTCTGGAACAGTCTACTGCCATGATATATCTATGTCCTTGAATTGGCGGTTTCCATATCCATGTTTCTTCTAAATGGAACATGTCACCATCTTCTTTCTTACTAATTGGGTCTCGCATGTTTAAATGCTCCTGCATTTCAATGTATTCAGGCTCTACAACGTTAGAAGCAGAACCAAGGAATGATACATCAAGTTCCTGTGCAATTTTAACTTCATCATTGTTAAATTGCTGACACATTTTAACATACCAAGGTGAACGAGGTTTCCACCCATCTTTTATCATTTTATCCCAATGTTCATTATCATATTTGACATTGCCCTCTTTGTCTAATACAGGCTCTTTATAAAACTCTGTTTCACCATCTTTTTTCTTTCTGTACCATTCAAGGAACTTGTTATAACGTGGGTCTTGATACCATTTCATTTTAACAAGTTCAAAATTGTTCCATTGGTCAGTACCTTTAAGTTCTGCTAATCTACATGTTTCATAATAAAGTTGGTCTTTACCGTTTGGAGTAGAAATCATTATTACATGTCCACCAGTTGATACTGTTGGAATAGCAGAAGCATAAACATCTTTACCGTTTTCAATGAATGCGGCTTCATCGAAGATTAAAAAATTAACACCACCAACACCACGAGAAGCATCTGGTCCTGAAGAACGTGCTACAACACGACAACCGTTTTGCAAAACTAGTTCTTTTTGATTACAAATTTTAAAAATAGCATCTTTACTTGGTGGTAAATCGTATTTACTTTTATCAGTTATATAATCATCACCCCACATCCATGCAGGAAATTGAAGTAAAAATTCACGAATTTTTGTTACCATTTGTTGTGCAAGGTCAAGAGTGTTACCAATAACAAGAACAGTTTGTGGTGATTCAGGGTCAGCAAGACACATTTCACATGAAATAAATGCACCAGCTGTTGTTGTAATACCAGCCTGACGAGGTTTTGTTGTAACAACATTATTTGCATTACCTAATATTGTGCATAAATCTTGCTGCCTTGGAAACAGTTTGAATTGTACCATTTTCTTTTGAGTGGCATCATATGTTTTAAGATAATTTTGTATCATATAGATACGTGATTTATCTCTAAAACATTTAAGATACTCTTTCTGTAAATAATCGAAATTAATCATTTGTAATTAATTTTATTGTTTCTTTTATTATAGTTTTAATATCATACTCTGTTAACTGTATTATGTTTACTTGTTTAATGGCATTGATTAAATCATTAACATTTGTATAAATTTTTTCAAAATAATTATTAGGTATTTGTTTTTCAAAAGAAATATAATACAATTTTATTCCATTTTCTTTACATTTCTGATATTTTCTTAAATCCCTTTCATATATTATTTTATAACGTTCTTCATCACCAAATCTAACAGTTGCTCCAAAATGTTGTCTTCCCTGATATTCAATTCCAATATTTAATGACGGAAGAAAAAAATCAATTGTTTGAAATGATGTTTTACTTTTAAGAAAAGGTAATTTTTTTTGATATTCAACATCAGGAAAATTTTCTTTCAATTTTTCAAGAACAAATTTTTCAGATATTCCAAATTTTTTAGCACATTCGGGACATCCGTGACCATTTAAATGGTCAATTGGTTTTTGCCAGAATTCACCATGTTTCGGACAAATTATACAAACTTTTGTATGATTATTAACATAATCAACCTTTGAATAATCATATTTATCTCCATGAACATTTTTTACTTTATTGATAAATGAATTAGTATTACCAACTTGATACATTCCTTTATTTTCATTTCCACATTTAGGGCATCCTTGTTTTTTTGCAACATGATTGTTAGGACGCATCCAAAAATCTCCATGTTTATAGCAATTTATACAAACAGGTGTATGAGCATTTGTATAATTAGTTTTGTCATAATTATATTTAT